GGACTCCACTTCTTTCTTGTGTTTCTGCTTCAGTTCTTCACGCTCCGCTGCAGCTGAAGAATACAGTTTCTGAAGATCCTCGATATATCCGCTGAAGCTGTCATGCTTTGGCTTGAATGAAAGACCGTTCTGCTGCCTCTGCAGCGTTGCAACCTCAGACCGCACCTGCTCCACGATTGCCACGCATTTCTTGTGAAGCTCCGGATCTGCTCCGGCTACATCGTCACTGTTTGCAAATAATTCGATTGTGCCAAAAGGCATAGCCTTTTCACCTGGCACGTCATACATTTTCTTTTCGTAATCTTTGAAAATCTTGTCATCTACTGCGATTCCGGCTATTTTCTTCACTGATTCTTCCTTCCTGGCCTTCTCGGCTGCCTTCTGTTTTTCTTTCCCCTTCTGGGTTTCATAATATTCGTGACGGGTTGAAACTCTGATCCGTCCCCCGCCCTGTGTTTCTGTTCTGATCGTTCTTACTGCCATACCTTCACCCCTTTGACCTGGTTTCGGCCTGGAAGAGCGGGAAGCCCTTCTCTTCAGCGTCAAGCCGTAAGTGTTTATTTGTTTCTGCCATCGTGAAAAGACTGTTCACAAGCCTTCCCCATGTCTCCGGCCTCATCCGTTCCTGACAAAACGGACAACGTGGCGGGTTGTCTGCCTGATCCGCTTCATGTGCGTACACATTCCAGGAATGACCACATGAAAAACACCTGATTTTTAAATAATCTGCCATTGTATCCCCTTTCTAAGCTGTTGTCTCACGGCTGAAAATGAGTCTGTTCAGCCCGTAAGCGCAAGCGTCTATACTGTGATTGTCTTTGTCCGGAAGCTGTGAAAGCAGCTCACCTGTTGTTTTATCGACCATGTATGAATACCGTGAAAACTCTCTGTAGGCGTTTGGTGTCCGCTTCGGATCTATGACTATTTCCTTATGCTGCAGCCATCTGATCCGGTACTCTACAGCCCCAGGACGTTTATAACAGGCTTGCGCTAAAATTCCGTGATCCCGTAAGTCTGTTATGCTTTTCGGTTCTGCAGCGTCACAAGTGACGGCATATTCATGGTATCCCTTCCCCATAATCCATTCTGCAGCTTTCTGGTTGCTCACATGCGTTTGATATAGCTCATCCAGGAAATAGATCGTTTCCTTCCTGGCATCGTAAGCCATCCGGAGAAAACACAGCGGATCGACTGCCCAACCAAAGTCAAGCCCCTGATAGATCCACAAGAAGCCTTCAATCTCTTTGTCCGTGATCTCTCTTATTTCCAAATTCGGGAAGACTTCAGATCCGTTACCAACCGGAAAACCTAAGTATTCATGTTCATATGCTTTCGGGTTTATGGTTTTCAGCCGTTCAGCCTCATCAATGAAGGGCTGTCCCAACCATTCAAGCGGTATCTGCAGATAGTTCGTCCGGATCGTCAATGATCTTTCGTCTGGTCTGTCTATGTACATATTCGCCCAATTTGCGGACGATATAGGCGGGTTGAATGATCTGAAGACTGTGAACCGTCCCCCGCCTCTCATAACAGATTGTTGAAGGTTTCTCAGCTCCGGTTCTCCCGTGATCTCCGAAAACTCTTCCAACCATAAAAACCGGAAGTATCCCTTCACTGGTTTCAATGACTTCAGCTTTTGCGGATCGTCAAGGCCTGTCAGCCGGATTGTCTGCCCCGTCTCAAATACATATTGCATCGGTGTTACTGTTGAATGCCATCTGTCAGAGACTCCCAGAGTATCAATAGCCCATTGTATCTGTGAAAAGACAGATCCCCGCAGCGTTACCGCATATTTACGGACAACAAGCGCATTTGAAAGCCTTGTTTCGTCCTTCATGATCTGGTTGACGATCTCCAGGCCGATATATGACGATTTCCCGCTGCCTCGACCGCCTGGAAGGTTATAAAACGTGTGCTTCCCTTCTGTCACATCATCATGAACAGGCTCATAGACTGCTGCTATATGCTTCTTTATGTCCAGACTGGCTATCTGTTCCTGAAGCCTGTTATAATGCCCGTGTGCCGTTTCTAAGGCATCTATACGGCGTTCTATGGCGTTGTACGATACTTTACCCATGACACCCCCTAAACCGTCTCTGAGACGGCCTTACTCGGGTTTTCCAGTGCGTCCAGGCGTTTAATAATATCCGTTGTCGTGATCCATTCCCGCATCTGATTCCACTTCACCTGAAGCGCATTGATTTTTATTTGTGGTGAAGTGTCCGGATCGTCAATGATCTTCTGCAGTGTTTCCACATCCCCCGTCAGCGTTACGGTCATCTTATTGACTGCAGCTTTCAGAATTGCTTCTTTCCGCTGCCTGACCGCTTCCATAAACTCCGGATCGTTCCGGAGACTGTAAGCCTTGTTTTTGCTGATTCCCGCTTCCCTCATGATATCGGTCATCCGGTAATTATTCAGGAAGGCTGCTATATACCGTTCATCATATTCTTTCACTGTCTTATCACCCCCCGCTTTATAGCGCATGCCGTTACATAAACAAGCCCCTTCACTGGTGCTGTTTTCTTTATCGGCTGTTTCTTCTGACAATCACACTTCCCCCCAGGATCCAGAGTAGAACCGCAATACTGGCATATACAAAAACTCTTTTTTCGCTTCACTGCATGTTTTCCCTTTCCAGTTCATTCAAGACAGCTACAACGAGAGATTTTACAAAACCGCCTTGCGCAGTATCCTCATATTTCTTGTAAATACTGTTACCCTCGATAAGAAGGTTCTTCCAATACTCGTCTTCTGCCCTTGCCGGATATGCGTTCTTCATAAGATTGTATATATCCGTAAATATGGTGTAATATGGTGTACTCTTCATTCCTTTGACCGCTTATAGATCCTGATCCAGTCCGTCAGCGTCATCGTTACAAGCCATTCAGTCCGGTTTCTCCGGTGAAACACAGCCGGAAGGCCGTCTTTGAATTTATCCGCATCCCTGACCGCCTGACTCATGGCAGTATGGACATTCAGCTTTTCAGCCCGCTTCACTTCCGGATGAATGCCAGGAACGCCCACAACGTCCGGTGTACTGCCATAACTGACCGGATCTCCAGGCCTTGCCGGAATGCCGTTATCATTCAGCACCCGCACAAGCTCCAGTTCTCCGGATCTGCCTTTTCTCTGTGATTTGATACCCATGCTTACCCCCTCACTTACTGGTTCACGCTTCGGCATGGAAGCGGGAAGTGAACCAGTAAGCGGAAAAACGTTGATTTTATAGGCTTTTTACTTACTAGCTCAACTTGAACCAGTAAGCAGCCCTTAAGTGATCCAGTAAGCAGCTTATTTGCTTACTAGCTCACATTGAACTAGTAAGCAAAAACGTTGATTTTATAAGGTTTTTTACCTTACTAGTTCACTTTGTATTTCTCTCTCGGTCATGACCGTCTGATATAGAAGATCTTGTCTTTTCCGAAACCTTCACACCTATACTTCACTTTGCCTTCACGCTTCAGATCTTCCTTCGCCCGTTTTAAGGTTGCGAAGGATATTCCGGCTGCTTTCACGCTTCCGTCCAGTTCTGACACTTCATGTTCTTCATCGTCAGACAGAATATTCATAATGACTTCTTTTGCCTCATCCCTGGCGGGGGCTGACCTGGTGACTTGTGCGTTCTTTGCCACATAATCACGGTCTTTCTTCTCAGAAGTTCCCTGATATATCACCTGATCGTCTTCGATCCTGTATAGCAGCGTGGTTTCTGGTGCAGCATAGTTAGACTTTTCGTGTGATATATAGTGAATATCCCCGTCTCCGGTGCTTCCAACAATCAAAACCGACCTTGCTATATCCCATATATCAGCTGAGTCAGCGCACCTCGTACGGCCTGAAACGCCTATTTTCTTGTTTGTATGCATCACGATAATGAACGCTGTTCCGTACTTCTCCCCCAGGGATATGAGCGGGTTCATGCACTGTCTCATAGCGTTTCGGCTCGACATCTGGACAGTTGACGGAATGAAACTTTGAAGCGGATCGAAGACTACTACAGCGGGTTTATTCTCGGAAATCAGTTCTTCCAGTACCGGAGAATCGAACTTAATCAATTCAAAGTTATCGTCTGTCAGATCCACAAAAAGAACCTTGCCTTCATCCGCTCCGGCCTTTCGCAGTTTCCGCTTCAGAACCTTTGGAACGCTGTCTTCTGCTGAAAAGAACATGCAGCATCGAGAAGGAAAGTCTGAAAATGGGTTTCCCGTGTCAAATATCGTCTTTCTTCCGGAAGTGATCCCCGCTACAAGGTTACACCATATTGATGTTTTACCTTGTCCACCATCGCCCACAAGAAGCGTTATCTGTCCAGACGGAATATAATTCGGTACAAGCCATTCAACATCTTCTTCTTCAATGTCTGACATGCTGACCGCTTTGATTGACGGCTTCACACTTCCTTCAGACTGTGAAATGTACTCATTCAGGATCTGCTTTAACTCTTCTTCATGCTTCAGGTCCTCAAGGTATGGCTTGTTATGAAAAAGTCTCCACCCAGATCTAAAAGACAGTAATTGACTTGAAAGGTATGAAGAAAGCGCATCGTTTACTGACTTCATGGAACAGGCAACCACATAAATATGATCCGATCTACATGTCCCCTTACAATCAAGGCTTGTCATGTATTCCATGAACGTTTCCAGAGTGTAACACTCCCCGCCCGTGTCATAACTTAGAATTGGCGTTGAACGATACCCAACTAATACAATCCGCTCACTTAAGGCTTTACTATCTACCAGGAACATATAGCGGTCTGAAGGCTTTTCCGGCTCATTGCTCATGAAAATTTCAAACGCCTTTTTATTCATTCTGTTCCTTTCAGTTTTGCTTCAATGCATCTACTGATAGCGCACAAGATCCGCTCTCTTACCATCGGTTTTAGTTCGCTTCCCATCAACCGGCTTAAATGACAAGCCGTGACACCCATTGAAGCAGCCACTTCTCTGTATGTAAGGCCGTTATCAGAAACCATTATCCGAATATCAATGTTTTTCATTCCTTGCCCCCTTCTATATCAACTGTTGACATTGTAAAACGAAAAAAGTATAATTTGAAGCAACTAAAATTGTCAGTTTATAAGGCTTTATGAAAGGAAAAAGTTCAATGTTATTATACCGAACGCAAAAAGACATATTTGGTGAACGGTTGAAATCATTAAGGAAAAAGCGGTTCCACACTCAGGATGATTTTGCGGAAGCAATGGAAGTTTCTGTGAATAGCGTCAAGAAATGGGAAAGCGGAAGAGTATTACCAGAAACAAAGCACCTGTTCCGAATCTCGGCTCTACTGGACTGTGATATTGACTATTTAACAGGCCGGATCGACTATAAAGCCCATGACATTCCTGTTTCATGCGACTATACCGGACTATCAGAGAAAGCAATAGAAACTCTTCATGAGTGGACTAACACGGCAGGCGGGAAAGTCCTTCTCTTCACGTTAAGCTCACTCATAGAACAAAAGAACCATTTCAGAGCTGTCTTGTCTTGTGCCTGGAACTTCTTCAATCCACCAAAAAAGGAAACAGAAAAAAGGGAAACTGTCATGGTTATAGACACAAGCGGAATAATTCCTTCTGCAGAAGAAACATCCCTGTTCATGGCATCAAACAACCTTGTCAACTGCATTAAGGAAGCCAGTGAACAGTATCAAAAATAACGTTATTGTCCATAGTGTCAAAACAAAAGACACCGGAAGCCATTTCTTCAATGTTTTCCAGTGTCTTTTTTGACGGTCGTTAAATTTGAACAGTAGGCCGTCTTCTGGCATCCGGCCTTCTCAATTTTTTTGAATGCCAGTCTCTGGCCTTCCGGATCTGACAGCCTTCCGGCCTTCCATCATGCCATAAAGCCATATTCTGGCCTTCATCTGGTTGCTTCCTGGCCTTCCAGAAGGTAAGACAAGCCATATTCTGGCTGCTTTTTTCGCTTAAAATGCCAGTTCCTGGCATGCCTCGGCGGGGTTTCTGGCCTTTTCCTGGCAAATGTCGCACATTTGCGTATCTTGCAACCGTGACCCACCACAAAAAAAGAGAAGAAC